TCCTGACGGGGCATTTGCTTGTATTGTTAAATCTAATCCAGGTTCATTACTATCAATAAATCTTCGAAGATGTTTTGAATCCAAAATTGGCATTGTTCTAATAAATTCACTTATAAATCCTTTATCTGAGTTTCCATCCACTTCAGATATTTGTTTTGTAAAAGTCCATAATGTTTGAGGAGCAACCATACCTGACGGGTATTTATCAACCATCATTTGGATCTCTTGTTTTTCTCCAAAAGTTAGTGGTTTAATTTTAACTGATTTATTTGTTCTTGGAAGAACAGTGGTATAAAATCCATTTTCATCAGGTTGGTGTTCAGTTTTTTTAAAATCCAAACTGTCCATTACAAATGTGTGTGTAAATTGTTTACCCGTTGCAGGGTCGGTCATTGTAACTGTGTACTCAGGACCAAAAGAACTATTTCTTAAAAAAATTAGTATGGTTTGTATATCACCTTCTAATAGTTCTTCTACTTTCAGATCAGGTTCATAAATTTTATTTCTTAGAAGTTGATAAAGAAAGTTATTATTATTTACAGCACTTGATATAATGTCTTCATCTGCAGCAGTAAGGTAACCTACTTTAACACTACTTTTTTTACTTTTATAAAAATGACCTTTGGAGGGTAACTTAATTATATCGTGAGGTAAACTAAAATTTAATTGTCCATATTCCTTTTCATCCATAATATTTTTTTATTTAAAAATAAATTCAAAAAGTTAAATGTAAATTAAAAAAATAGTAATTAGTAAACAAGTATTGCTCTATCAATTTGTAAACTGAATGATATATCAACTAAACCATCACTATCATATCCAACACCACCAAAATCAGCTCCTGTTGGAAATGCGTTAACTAATAACCACTTCTCAATTACAACACCTGTTGGGTCTAACATTTCTAAATCCACGTTTCTTTTATACCCTGCGGCATAACCCATTCTTCCTGTCACTGATTCTGCAATCGTTCTGATCCATTCCATCATAGCTTGAGCGGCAGATGGACCAATAGGATCTAACAATTTAACAGAAATAGGGTTCCATTTAAATGAACCTGCAACATACGTTTCAGTGTTTAGAAATTTAATTGGATTTGATGTGATGTCAATTTTTGGTCTAGCAGCACTTTGTACATACCATTCATTAATTCCTAAATCTGAAGGGAATCGAAGAATAAACCTGTTTTTCTTTTTAGGTTCATAAGGGATTGGTACTTTCATTAACAAATCAGCCATAATAAGTTGTTTTAATTTTTTTTTATTTTTTATTTATAAATATTTGTTGTTCAAATTTTTTTCTATTTACTTTAATATTTTTCAAAATATGATTCTTTTAATTCTAGCCTTTAAACTTTTAATTACTTTATTTTCATGTATTTCTTCTTCTTCACCTGATTTAGTTAAAAAAGTTCTTAATCTATCTAATCCTTTTTCTTTTGTATATTTTTTTGATGCTAGTGCATTTTTTTCATCATCGTCTAAAAAATGTATTTCAGGTTCTACAAAAACAAAACCACTTTCTATTGGACCTCTGTTGTTTACAAAGTTACCATAGTGAGATTTTTTTTGTAATCTAAATGAAAGTTGACTTGTATAGTCGTAAAATTTATGATTTGCAATGTTTTTCTTTTTTTCAGGTGAAATTGCGTCATCTGAACCATAACTTACAGGTACAAAAAAACATCTATTTAAATAATCTCTTATCAATTCATTATCAGGTAAATTTTTTAAACCCATCACATCTCTAAAATTTCTTAAGGACATAATTAATTGACTTTTATCAATTCCCCCTCTTTCCATATTAATTAGTTTTGCAACGCCTTTTTTTAATGTATTAGGGGAATGTCCTCTTGCAGTTATTATGGCAAAAATCACACCGTTGTTTATTGAGTCCCTGAATTTCTCCCACCCCACTCTGACTAAAGGTGCTGTTTCAATGTCTTGTAAAAATTTTCTGTCTCCTGTTACTTGAAAGTCGACGAGAGCTCTTGGAGAAAATCCAACGATGTTGTGACCTTCATATTCAAATTCTTCTTTTCCAACCATTTCTCTATATTCTGCAAAATCGTCAGTCGACATTCCAACGTCTCTACCTTGGTCATCTAATAGAAATATCTTCGTTGGCATTCGCATAATGTTGTCATCCCAATCCAAAGCGTAATATACAGTAGGTATCGAAAATTCCTTTTCTAAAGTTTCTTTGATAATTTCTTGTAAATTCATATTAATAAATATCATCTAAACAAAAAAGGGGAACTAATGTCCCCCTTGTTAATTTATTTTTTAAAATCAGACATCCTCAAAAGATGCACCTGTTGGTGTAATGTAGAATGTTATATCAATAAATTCTAACGATCTTGTAGGTTTGATGTAGATTTTACCTGTCATTTGATTTCTATCTAAATCCTCAGGATCTGAAGATACAGTAACTCTAAAGTCATAAAGACCTCTGTCTCTTCTTATTCCGTCCAAAATAGGGTTTACAGCATTTAAGAAATCTTGTCTTACTTTATCGTCATTTTGATCAAACAATAATCTAACAGAAACTGCTGATATTAATTTACGAGCTTGTAACAATAACCTTCTGACATTGATTCTGTCAAGTGCAGATTGTCTTACTTGTAAAGTTTTGTTACCCCAAATTACAGTTCCTATGTCAGAGAAAGTTGCAATCGGGTTAATTCTACCTGTGTAAAGTACGTCTCTGTCTTCTTGTGTCAACTTCTTACGAGCTTTGATTGAGTTAACAATACCACGAGTGTAACCCGCCGCCGCGAACCAAGGGAACGCAATGTTATCTGTTAATGCTAAGTTTCTTGTAACCTCAGCTGTTGGTGGAATGTAAATTTGAGTATTGTTTACAGTGTCTCTTGTAAGAACCCAAGGATAGTAAGTAGCAGTATAGTTTGAATCTAATCCTGATTGTTCTAAGTTGTCAACAGCTTCTTGTGGATAAATCAAACCATCGACTCCTGTTGTTGTCGGTAGTAAAAGATTGTAATCAGGAGTTGTTACAACATAAAGTGAATCCGCTCTTTGTTCTTCAATCATAGATACTGCTGATTCTACAAGGTTACTGTTATTAACGTAGTCGATACCTGGAGTAACAAAAACATTGATGTTAACCGCTTCAGGGTTTGCAAATGTGTTTATACCAAGAAGATATGCGTAGTAGTCAGTGTTTGCGTATTCCTCAGTACCCGGACCTACAGTTATTTGTTTGAAAGCTCCCCAACCTGTTGCATTTGGATATCTTGTTGTTGGACACGCTCCTCTTAAATAACCACGTCTACCAAGTTGGAACTCATCTCTGTAAGATCTGTATTCTCTGTAAATGTCCCATCCATCGAAACCACCTTGAACTAACAAAGTAAATTTACGAGTTATTAATCTGTAGTAAGGATTTGTGTCTACATCTGGTTCAGTACTAAATGATCCTGCCCCACATATAAATCTAGGTTCACCACTTGATGAGAAGAAATCAGGAAGTGTAATTCCACTAGCATTTTTATCCATGTGGAAACCAGCAGTTCTGTAGTTCCAATCTGAGGACTCAACTGCGAAACAAGTATTTATTGGGTTTCTTTTCCCGTAGTATTCAAAGAATTGAGGATCATAACCGTAATCAGCACTTGTTGAGAAACCTAAATATGTTTTTCTAACATTATCACCACTTGATACCACTGCATCATCATTTCCTGAAGGAAGACCAAAAGGAGGGTTGAAAACAACTTCCCCAGGGAAGTCATATTTTGCTTTGATAATAGGGAATGGTGATCTTGCACCTGCGTACTCTCTAAAGTTATAACCATTAAATCCACAAGGAAGGGAGTCGATAGGTGCATCCTCATTCATCTCAACCATGATGTATTTTGATTTCAATTCAAATTCACCATCTAAACTACCGATTTTTTTAGCCACAAAGTTATTTTCAGAAGGATTCATTGAACAATTTGTGAACTTCTCTAAAACAACAGGGTTTGAATCGGTATCATAGTAATCTCTAACTAAGATATCAAAGTTTTGATTGTTAAATGAAATG